AATGTAGGTAGTTCTCTAAGCTTTTGACTACTTCGGCACGCCCCAACTTTTTACCTTCTTGTATGGTGTCACCATACATAGCGCTAACAGTCTTGTATTGGCCTTCAGTCAAGTCAAAGTCAGTGCCGTCAATAGTTATGGAATAGTGCATCTTCCAAGACTCAACCTTGTCAGCATTTATGTAGACACCTTGGCTAAAGTCAATCGGCTTGAATGGTTGCTTGTTTATACTCATTTTATTTCTCCCTTGATAAGTAAAAAATCCCTAATGACATCAGCAATAAAATCCTGAGACGGAAACTTGTCCTCACGCTTGATAACCCACCAAATGTTGTGCATAATCTCATCATCGTAGGTGCGATCAAGAATCATGTCATGCTCTACCGCTTTACCGTAAGCAACAGCCTCATCCCAAAGTTCTTTAGGGGTTCTTGGTGGTTCTTCCATGTAATAAGGATTAGTTGCTACAGCGCCACAATTGCAGGTCGCGGTTGCCAGTCCTTCGCTGAAGTCAAATCCACAGTGATGGCTTGGGCTTTTACGCCTATATGCTTCGGTGTCATTAGCAAGTATCTTGTAGCCTTCGGTTATCTCATCGCTCGTTGGCTTCTGCGATTCAAGAAGTTTTTCAATAATCAGCATTGCAGCATCTAACTGTGCATCCGCAATGAACTTACCCTGCCTAAATGGAACTGTGATAGTAAGGGGCAATCTTGAGTCATAATTTGCAGTTAGCCATTTAGACCATTCATTGAACTCTGATTCCATCATGCTGACACCTTCTTAGCGCGAGGCTTAGGAGCCTTAGTTGGAGTTTCGATTTCACCAATAAGGTTGAGAATCTGCTCATACAACTGCTCAGGAGCAACCATTGAAGGGTTTACCTGCTTTAACGCTGTCAGCATTTCAATGCGAGCCTGCAAGTGACCGCGCTTAAAAGCTGCATCGCTAATTTCAAAAGTAAGAGTCTTAATTGAGTCGTAGATTGGGCTTGACATTATGCGCGACCCCAAACAATAGCCTTACGACCAGTAGAAGACTTTGAGTAGTCAAGGGCTTTGACGCGACCCTGAACTTCCAACTCGTGACGACGTGAACGGATACCTGACGGTGACGCGGTTGGAGCCTGACCCATGCGAGCAAGAGACTGGTAGCGGTTGACCAAATCTTCGTCGGTGGCAGGGAACTTGAGCAAGTCTAGAATGACCTGCTTAGTGGCAGATAGATTTAGGACACTAGCTGCGGCCTCATGTGAGGTTTGTGGATCTGTGACACGTGCGTGTGGCATTTTGTTTCCTTCCCGAAACTCAGCGTTGTTGCTGATAAATCGAGTATGTCACAAAAGCGAAAGTTTACGCAACTCTCAATTCAGTCTTTACCAAATCGTGATAATTCTCAATCTTGATAACAGCACCAGGGAACGGTTGATTGCCATTGCCAGTCCACAACTTGCGACCAACAATCTCAACAACCAAAGAATCATCTGCAAGCACACCAGCGATAACCAGCGGATCTAGAACACCGCGCAAAAGTTTATCCACGTCAGGTTTGCCAGCAGGAACCAAAGCCCACTTCGACTTGGCAGGCCTAGGTAAAAAAAAAGTCACCTCAACTCGCACAGGCGAATCAAAAGTAACCAAAGATGCTTGACGCAAAAACTCAGTCTTACAAGCAAGGATGATTGCAGAACGCCAAGCAGGTAACTTCTTAGACGCTTCAACCATCCGACCACGGTAAAGGGTCTTAGAACCCTGCGTAGCGGGAATGCCCTCTACCGTAATCAGAAACATTAGAACGGTGCTGAGTCGTCAGTTACAGGAGCCGAACCAGCAACAGCAACCTTAGCGTTGTTGACGTGCAGAGCTGCAGTAGTAACTTCCTCGCCAGACTTGTTAGTGTACTTCTCAACCTTGGTCGAAACAACACCACCCAAAACGTTCACAATGTCACCAGCTGCAACAGGTGCAGAAGTCCACACAGTCCAACGCTTGTAACCAGTCGAACCATCGTTCTTAGTGAACGTGCCCAGCACACCGATACCACCATTGAACTTGCGCTCAACAGTCACACCAGAAATGTTTGTTGCTTCAGAATACTTTGACATAAATTTTCCTATCTTCCTTTTTTAAATCCTAGACTTCATCTAGGACATCTACCAAATGTAGCGGGTTGCAACAATCTAAATGTTTACAAACCCGTTCGCCTGGTAGAAATAGTTGACCGTGTAACAACGGCTGATCTTCAACAGTGAAGTCGCCCTGCCACGGAATGCAACGCTCATCGCCATACTTGATGGTCTTAGAAGGTCGAGCGCGACAATCAGCGCATAACGAATCTTGACGTTTGCGCTTCGGGTTATCCCATGCGACACCACAGCGTGCACACAGGTTGCGTTCTTCCACATCTTCAGCCTAGCGAAACTTTAAAGGTTTTGCTTAACCTTGTAAGGTTTATTTTCAATCAGACCAGCGTTGATAGCTGCTTGGTGACAGCAAGGGTCACAGTAAAGCAAACCTTTGCCATGCTCACAAACAGGCATCTCAGCGCCCTTAGGGTCAGGAGAAGCCGTCAAAGCTCGCTCACGACGTTTCTCAGCTTCAGCATCAGAAACCAACTTTGCGACCTTAGCCAAAATGTGTTTCGGTTCCGTCCACCGGATAGCATCATCCTGCAAAGCCATCAAAGCTGCTTGACGAGCCTGCTCAAAAGTCAAGTGACCAATGACCAAATGCCAAGCCCCATAGGTTTGCTCTGACACGTTACGACCATCAGCAGCAGCGATGAAGTCTAGAACTTGCTTAGTTTCGATAGGTTGCATGATTAAGCCCAATCTGGATTAGCGGTTATTTCGGGTTGTTGGCTAAAACTAGCAAGAAACTTCTCAGACGCTTCCTGCCGTTGAATCTCTTTCAGATTTGTTTTGCCCCGAGGAGCGTAAGGCTCATCATCCCAACGGCCTTCATTTAACCAAGTTGATGGATGAGGAATGAATTGTGTTTCAGGCAAGTTAGGGTCAGCTGCCATACGGCGAGCGCCCTCAATGATTAGCTCAGGCTTAACGCCACGCGTTATCTTCTCCCAAGCCTTCTTAGCTCCACCCTTGCCAATCTTGCGAGGATAGAACGACCAAAATTTATCAAAAGCCAAATCGCCAATAGTATTTACTTCTTTAGAAGTAAATGTCTCTGTCTCTGTCTCTGTCTCTGTCTTAGCTAGACTTTCGCTAGGATTTTGCTCTACCAAATCTCTAGCAGGTGCTACATTTTCGCTAGAAACATTAGCAGCTTTAGCCTTACCGCCCTTGCTACCATTGGCCTGCTTCTGCTCAACCACTGCTTTTGTAGTCTGATGTTCTGCAAAGTCATGAATAGCAATGCCACCATCAACAAAGCGCAACGAAGGCTTTTCATCATCATTAGTAGTGAGTTCCTCTAGCACTTCCTCAGTAAAAAGGATTCTTGCCATCTTGGTAGGAATGAAACCATCCGAGAGCATACGGCGAGACCAAAGAAGCGCCTCAATGTACTGCCTAAAGGCTTTGTCGGATAGTGGTCTTATCTTTGCGCTGTCTGCAAAGTCAAGTGTGATTCGTGCGTATAGCCGTGCTTCTGCCATTTGTTGCTCATTTCCCAGCAACTCCTGTATCATAGGAAGTGCTGATAGTCGGTTTATCAGTTCGAGGTAGGTCACATTACTCTTTCTGTGGCCTACCTCCTTTTAGTTTATCAGGTAGTAAGACTAATGAATTTACCAGGCAAACCACAAGTCCTAAGGACTTCGGCTTCCTGCTTGCCATAGGCAATCAGAACGCTAGGGCTACCAGCAGATTCACCTTTACGTCCATCAGGATAGTGGAACTGCAACCGTCCTTTTAGGAACAGTATGGCATCGGCTCTATCCCAAACATAATCAAAAAACGCTTTTGTCTCAGTTCTAGCAAAAATCAAGACAATACCCCCCCCTGAATGTAAAACCATCTTTTCTAAAAACGGGATCATCTCACGACCATACGGAGGGTTACACCAAACACGACCAAACCAAGGCTGAATCAGGCCATCATCATCAATCGTGTAATGATGCTTCGCAGTATCCCAAGGACGGTTAAGAGGCGAGCAGGGATCTAAATCAAATTCACCAAGCGCTTCCAAAATGTGTGGAGGCGTAAGCCAAGTTGTTGTTGTCACATTTGCATTTTCATTGCCCATGTTAGCCATTTATTACTCCTTCCCATGAGTAACATTTAGTCTAGTCCTCGAAGTCGTAATTAAGCAACTGAAACCGACCAAAATCATCAGTCAAAATGTACCAAGCACCACCAGAATAAAACGGCACCTCAGTAGGATCATCCCAAGAGTCAAGTTTCCAACCATTCATACGAGCTGCACGAGCAGCCTCCGCAGACGACTCAATCAAACCATTGAACGCTGAACAGAACGTCAGAATGTTAGACGGCTTGTCACGTTCCTTAGAGCCACCAAAGCCACGGTTCTTACGATGCTGAGGAACCAGTGTGTCGTCGTCAAGGCCACAGTGCACACAGCGACCAAAGTCGCGTTCCTTAAACTTGTCAAATTGTTTAGAGTTCATTCCAGTCGTCTTCCTGCAACTCCATAAACTGCATCTCAATCCAAAACAACACAGTAAACCAAAACCCGCTCGTAAACGCAGCTACAAGCCCAATAAGACCAATAGCGTAAAAGAAAACGTATTCCATTACTTGAGCACCTTTAGTTCTGTTTCAATAAGCCTACTGATTGTCTGAATGCCCATCTGCTGCAACTCCAAAGTCTTAAACTTCGACTTCACACGATTCAACCCAGCCTTAGCCAAATCAGCCTCCAAACGAGCCTCAGAAGCCTCCAACTTAGAAGTAGCCGTACGCTCACCAGCCGTACCCTCAGCCTGCAAAAAAGACAAAGCCAAAGTGCGCTCATAAACATACTCAGCCTCAGCCAACTTCGACTCAGCCTCAAACAACGCCTGAGAGCCCTTAGCCATCTCCGTCTGGATGTGACGCAGTTCCTGAATTGTGTCCGTAATAGTATTCGCCCCGTTCAAGACGACCAACCCTTTCTAAAATGTCCTCATGCAGACGGTCAGCCAAATTCAACTGACCATCCACATACTGCTGATGAAAACACTCCCTAGCCTCAACAATCGAAGCCAAAAGAATGCGGTAATCAACTGGCGAGAGAAGCAATTTCCTTAATCTTTTCAATAATAGGTGCGCTGATCTTGGCACGAACAGCTGCAGAGTAAAGTTCACGCAAACCAGGCAAATCCTTCTTAGAAGCCAAATCTTCAGCCTCAACCAACCAAGGACGAGTAGGAGCCGCAGGTGTAACGTCGCGTTCTACCTTAGCCATTTCCTCACGTGAAGCCAGAACGGTCTGCTTCTTATTGCCAGACCAACCTGCCAAAGCAAGACATCTGCCCACAGCCGAACTCTCAGCGTTTTCCATAGCCGAAGTTTTATTTGCTCCACCAGTGCCATCAATCTCAAACGCGTGGCCTGTGGCTTTAGGAAGTTGACGCTCCTGGTCGGCATCAGTCAAGTACAAGGTGGCTTTAAATACCCAAGTGCTAACCTGACGATCTTGTAGCGTAGTCAGGTTCTCAGTGATGATGCGTGCATCAGGATACTGCTCATAAAGAATCTGAATTCTCTCAGCAACCGTCGCGTATTCCGCAAGATTGAACATAGCCATTATTAATCCCTTTCGTTCAGATAATCTACTGCCTTCTGCAATAGTTCTTTATTATCTCGAAACAAACCTAGCCCAGTGTTGCAATGACTGCAAAGCAATCCACGGATTTTGCCTGTTTCGTGATTGTGGTCAACTGCAAGAGTGTTTCTCTGCTCTCCGCGACCTTTAGTTTGTTGCTCACAGATAAGGCATAGCCCATTCTGCGCGTCGTACATCGTTTGATACTCGTCAATGGTCATTTTGTATAACTCCCATAAGCCTTTACGCCTACGGTCAGCCAGCATCTGTTTAGCGTGCTTTTCCTTCATGCACGCATTGCACAATGTCGGAAACTTACCAGTTTTACCAGCTACGGTCTCCTGAAGGCATCCCGCACAATTGAAAGTGCTAGGCCTAGTAGCCAAATCACCATAACGGCGAAGGCGGTCATAATGACTTTGACATAGAGCTTTAGCAATAACCAAGCCACTGCAATCCTCGACATCACAAATCACTTTTTCCCTTTCATAATCAGATACGGTGCCCCATTGCGAGTGGCCTGCTTAGACACAACCCTTATACCCTCAACAACACCATGCTTCTTCTCACCCAACGCATCTAAAGTACGCGACTTCATTTCGTTTAAGTGAGTTTCTGCTTCCTTAAACTTATCGTAAGCCAGAGACAAATACATACCAAGGTCGCCCAAATCTTCCTCAGAATCCTCCATGCCAGTGTTCACCAAACGCATAGTCTCATAGGTTGAATCTGAACCATCCCAGTCAGGCATGATGCCCTCATCCCAATACTTCACAAAGCGTGTGACCTCTTGCACCATTGAATCAACTTCGAACTGATCCCACTCAATGTCAAACTCACGATAAGACGAGTTATTTAACACAGCAATCTTGCCCTTACGCAACCCCAACACATACATATACCAAAGCACCTGTTTGCGATACGAAATAGGCACCTCAGTCCACCAATTAGCTGCAAACTTAATCTCCAGAACGCCCACAGAGTCGTCCTCGCAGAAGTACAGTGCGTCAGGGTTAGCGTGAAAGCGCGGGTTCTCCAATGAAGCGTACGTGCCCGTAGTAACCACACGCAGCTCAGGGTGCTTCAACTCAAACATTTGACGGATAGGGTCTTCCAACAAAGTACCCAACATCATCGAATCGTTAGGCTCCACAACATCAGAAATAACGCCACGCTTCTCAAACCACAAAGTAATCGGTGACTTCCAACCATTAACACCCAACACGGTACCAACATCAGAACCACCAATGGCATTCTTACGCGCCTCATGCCACTCAGGAGACCCATTCTCAAAGTCACCAACGTGCTCGGCACCAGCCAATAAAACAACAGTCATAATCTTCTTCCCTAGATTTGTCAAAGAACCAAAATGGAACTATGGTAGAGCCTATGCTGAACCTCGGACAAAATCAAGACAAGGCCACCGAACGCGCCTACATCGAACTCATAAAAGCCATTGACGACAATGGTGGAGTTGAATGCGCTGAGGTACCAGACATTTACTTCCCAAACGACTGGGAGTTTGGTTCACAACGCGACACACGCCTAGCCAAAGCCATTTGTCAACGATGCCCAATCAGAATGCGATGCCTCGAATACGCCCTCACAGCCGAAGAACACGGCATTTGGGGTGGCCTACTCCCGCAGGAGCGCAACACGTTAAAGAAACTAGCAAAAGCCCACTACAAAGGTTAAGGCTTTAGTTCCTCGTCCTCATCGTCACCGAAATCATCCCAGTTGACCTCAGTCATTTGAGAAGTAGCGACAGCCTCTTTAACTTCCTTAGAGTCCTGCTTTGCCACAGCTGCACGGAAACCCTTTTCAATGTCCTCGTGTGAAATGTTGGCATCCCACGCCAACTGAACACCCAAGAAAATGATGATGCCCGAGAAGACGGTAGCAACACCGATAACGCCACCCATGAACCAGCCAACAGTAGCCGAACCAGCTGCCATTCCAGGGATGAAAGCAAAAGCAATCACACCGATTGAACGGATCAGAACTTCTTTAAGTTTCTTCATCATTTTCTATCCTTTGCAAGTGCAAGTCGCGCAATGCGAGACTGACACAGATGGGGTAACAATTTCCACAACTGGTGGGGCAGTCTTTGGGGCTTTGGCTTCTGCTGCGCTCATCTTGAGGATAAAAGCATGGGCATCGTAAACCTTCCCAGCAAAAAGGCCGTCTGGAACAAGACTCAAAGTGTAGTGCAAATGATTTCCACTTGAGAACTTGCCCGTTGTACCAACGCCGCCAAGCGTTTGACCACTTGCGACTTTGTCGCCTACCTTCAAAGTCGAAGGTTTTACCATGTGAGCGAAGCCGAAGTACCATTTGCCAACCTTGATTGTAATAGTGTTACCAAGACCCTCAGATACGCGCACATCAGTAACAACACCGTTACCAACAGCCTTAATAGGGGTACCACCCGCAACACCATTCAAATCGGTGCCACGGTGACCATTAGGGTGCCAAGAATCAACGACACCAAACTTAGGGCCGAGTTTGAAACCTTTATCTAGAGGTAAACGCCACTTATACATAGTTCTAGTTTACTCGCCGTGTGTTACTTCTTTTTAGACGGTGAAAGCCACACAACAATAGCTGCAATGGTAGCGTAACCAACAATGGTTTTCGCTTCGCCTTCCAACAAAACCCAAGCGATGAACAAACCAACCAGGGTGAACACCTGTGCTTTGAACTCAGCCCAAAAGTCTGCTAGAGCGTCCAGTATCTTCTTCAATTTATCTCCTTAGTAATGCAACTGATGCCATCTGACCGACAATGACAGTACCTACAACAACTTGCTGACCCTTTTTACGTTCCTTAGGGCTAATGTCGGCACCAATGTTACCCACAGCGTTAAAAGTGTCCATGACCGCGCCAGCAACGTTACCAATCAGAGGGATAGCTGCAAGTTCGGCAGGTAGTTCAGGGTCGTCGGCTTCCGCAACAACAGCCAACGCTTCCAAAGCCTGCTCATACGCTGGTGATCCTTGTACGGCTGTATCCAACACTGCGATGGCTTGCTGTGTGATTGCCGCTTGCTGAACAGGGCTAATCGTCGCAGGGTCAACAGTTTTCAAGTCAAGTGTTACCTCAGGCTGTGGAGGCTCAGGTGCCTTCACTGGCGGTTCAGGTGCAACTGTCGGCTTAGGCGCTGGAGGTGGCTCAGGGGCTGGCTCAGGGGCTACTGGAGCAGGTTCTGGGGTTGGTGGTGCTGGCTCTGCGGTAGGTGGGGCAGGTTCGGCAGTTGGGGGTGCAGGTTCAGGGGTCGGCTCAGGCTCAGGTGCAGGAGCAGGCGCTGGTTCAGGGGCAGGCTCAGGGGCTGGCTGAACAGGGTATGGGATAGGCTGAGGTTGAGGCTGAGGCTCAATAACAGGAGGAGTGACCACAGGTGGCACAACAGGAACATCAACCGCATCAACTGTCACAGTTACAGGAGGCTCTGGTTGACTCGGCTGTGGCTCTGGTGATGCTTCTGGCTCTGGGGTGGGTGTTGGAGATGAACTTGGTGACTCCGCTGGTTGTGGCTCTGGGGTTTGCGGTGTTTCGGTTGGGGTTGGCGCTACTGTTTCGGCGGTTAGATTCACTCTCAAAACCTTAACCACACCACCACAAGGGTCACCGAACACACCATTGTCTGCGCCAACAGTGAAGGTGCTACCACCAAGGTAGGTTGCCAGAATGGAACTGACATCAGCACCACAGCTCGGATCGGTTGGTGCACCATACCAGCCTGTTACAGCGGTGAACACTTGACCCTCAGGTGCGGTAGCGGTAAACAGTTGACCTTCCCAAGTGCCAGTTTCAACAGGTGCAGGTTCGGTCACAATCGGGGCTGAGAAGATAGGGCCATACCAGCCACCCCAAAAACCCTCATCCTTACCAGTAGCAACCAAAGTCACCTGACCGGACACAACAGTTTGAATGGTTACAGTGTCAATACTGTTGCCTTCCCAGCGCTCACCATTGATAGTTAGCGACCAGGTGTCAGGGCGAGGCACACAGTTACCAATACAGTTCGCAATGGTGTTGTTTACTGTGATGGTCAGGGTTGAACCTTCAGCGACAGTCAGGGTTTGTGAAGCCGAACCGCCTCGCCAATCGAACTGCACAGATCCATTGACAGCATTGCCATTGGAGGTTTGCCATTCCGCAGCTTGTGCAGGGGAAACAAAGAATAGCCCACCGAAGGCTAGAGCAAGCGCAAGCAGAAACCGCGCCAGCATTTACACACCAAGCAGTTTGGCAACAAGACCGCCAAGGACACCTGATACAGCAACCATGCCTAGAATCATCCAGCGGAACTGCTCAAGAACCCGAATCCGATTCTCATGATCAACCACATTGCGAGTGGTGTAATCAATGTGGTTTGGCAACCGCTCATTGAGGATGGTGACTTCTCGGATGAGTTCTTGCGCCCATACTGGCACTTGTTCTTCAGGCATTGGCATCTTTCAGGTTCAGGTTGCGTAGGCCTTGAAGGGTTTGTTATTCGGTGTCTGGCTCTGGCTCATCCACAGGTTCGGTGACCTCTGGCTCAATGTCGGCTGGGTAAACAATTACAGGTGCTTCCATAATGCCCTCAGCGACAGCCCAAGTCACATACTCAGGGTTTGCCTCATCGGCAGGGAAAGACTTGAAAGCGCCGTCACCCAAATCAAGGATGATGTGAGTCTGAACTGAACCATCAAGATTATTTGTTACTTCGATTTCTTCATAAGTCATTTTTATCTCCTAAAGTTCAGCATTCAAGCCGATGTAACTGCTCAATGAATTGTTAGTCAAAATGCTATGCGCTCTGTAAGGTGTAAGGCCAGTAGCCGATGCGCCAATTCGCGAAGCATTTTTACCAACACCAGCAGTAGATAAAGTAACACTTGAAAGTGTAAAGAGGCCTACTTGGTCAAAAGCGCAGATGCCTGAAGACTCAACACTTGTTGGTGCAGTTCGCATTACAACTGGATGTTGAACAATAAACTCAAGGGTGCTAGTGCCATTGGTTGCCATTCCAAAACCGAGAGGCTGATAGTTCTGGTCACCACCAAAGCGGAAGTAGTATCGCTGACAGGCTGCCAACTCACCCTGCAAAGTTCCACCAGCGCGACTGAAAGGAGTCGCAACCGAACCAATTTCAACCTGCACACCAGTGATCTCAAACCAGTCATTAGCACCAGCAGTTCCAGTAGGCGAATAACCAAACTCAACCTTAGCCTCAGTCGCATTAGTAGCAACAACACCAGTGTAGGAATACCGCGCCCAAGAAGTAGTAACAGCGGCATTACCGCTTGCAACAGTAGAAGCTCCAGTAAATGAAATCATCGCCTGGTCAGTTCCAGTGCCAGTAATAAAACTCATACCCAGCGAGCCAGCACCAGAATAGTTTGCACCAACCTTCGCATAGAAGCTAACAGTTACAGGCAAACCCTGCATAGCAACAGCCTGAGAAGTTTCAATAGTGTTAGCGGTGAAATACATCGCATCAGTTCCAGTGTTGCCAGCGGTGCGCTGAACTCGCGCAGAGTAGCGGATACCAGTCAAACCAGAGGTCTGCTGGCTAACAACCATACCAGTTGCTAAAGAGCCTCGAAAAGCAATCCAGCGGTCAGCAGTAAAAGCATTAGTAGCCTGTGGGTTAGTGATAGTAGTGCCTCGCTGCCAGAAGTCAAAACCACCATTGATGACCTTGTTTTTACCAGCAACATCGAACCCAGCCCAAGCAGGAGTTCCCGAACCCGAAGGGTTAGAGCTTGAATTAGTTGCAACAAGCACACCATCAAAACCAGCAGAACCAGCAGTCGCAGTGTCAGTGGCCTTGTTACCACCAGCAGGCTTAAAGGGAGTTACAGCTGCGCCAGCCTCAAGCTGAACACCCCAAATGTCAAGCGCATTATTAATAGCACCCTTGATATTGATTCGCACAGCAGACCCAGTGCCAATAGTCTTGCCAGAAATGCTAGGCATAGCAAAAGAAACTGTGTAGCGCACCCAAGAAGTTGTAATGGTTGGCGCGGTAATACCTGAAATGTAAACAGCGGAAGAACCACCAGTCCCAAAATCCTGCAAGACTTCAAGAGCAGTCAAAGTCTGACCTGAAGCAGACTTAGCAAAGAAAGATAGGGTTACAGTCTGACCAGCCAGAGTCCGAGCATCATCAATGATTGACTGAATAAAAGCAGAGTTATTAGTGCTAGTAATTCGAAGGAAATACTCACCCTCATAGCCAGCAACAGGGGCAGCGCCTGGAGTAAATGATTGGCGAGCAACAGTAGTTGCACTGCTTGCATAGGCATAAGACTGGTAGCGATCAGCAACTGTGAAATAACCAGTAGCAGATGGATTGAAAGAAGTGCCTCGACTCCACTTGGTAAAGTCACCATTAGCAACTAAATTTTCTCCACCATTTTGTTTGATGAAGCGCACACCATCATAAGTCACTTGCTCATCAGTGTCTGACAAGTAAAAAGTCATACCCTCAGCAATAGCAGTGCCAACAGCAGAAGAAACCGCCGAAGTATTAGCAAACTTCATGACAGACTGATCCATCAAGTAACCATCAACATCAGCTGCTGAAAGAACATCACCAGCTACAAAATCTTTTCTACCCAAACCAGCCATAACCTATTCCTAACCTAGAGGTGCTACGTCAAGTCTACCAAACGCTACGTCGTCCAAAATTAGCGAGACATAATCCAAGGTAGAGAAACCAAGAGTGACAGAGTGACGCACAGTATCAGTACTATCCGCGATTGCAATAACCTCAGCATACTTACTGATAGCCGGAGCAATACCGTTTGGCGTGAACTTAACAATACAAAGAGAACCAATCTCCAAATTTAAAATACTCTCAACCTGAGCAGGTTCCAAAGTATCCAAATTAACTGTAATGTTCTCAAAACGGTACTCAGGATAAGCGTACTCACGAGCCAACGTCAAAGCGTGTTCGTCAACATCAGTGTCGTAATCTAACAACAAATCGGTACGCGTATAAGTCTGAATACCGTACAAGTTCTGGCTATCCAAATCATCAGCAATAGCCGTACCCGACGCATTAACCGACGACACAACAATCTGGTTATACAACAACTCAGAACCATAAACAACCTGCATACCCGAATACGGAATACCCGTACCATCATCAGACAAAACCACAGCCGTAGAACCATCAGGCAACAACGTGTCAGCGTCCTTAAACGTCACACGCCCCAACTTGTCAATGAAAAAATGACCAAGTTCAGAAGCCTCAACACGTTGCAAATAATCCAACACAACACCATCAGCTGCCAAAACATCAGCACCCAACTGCTTAGTACCAGGGTCAATGTCACGCTGATCTGTAGGCCACAACACATCAGCCGAATCCAAGACAGCATTAATACGCGCACCAGTCAACTGTGCAGTAGCCGTACTAGCCGTAAACGTCTGGTTAGCCAACTTAGCAAACCCATCAGAAGCAACAATAGAAGCCGTAGATTCACCACCCACAGAATAATTGAGGTTCCAGTCGTCAATCAAACCCGTATACCTGCGCTGACCCTCCGTACTAATACGAACCTCACGCTTAGGGATAACCTGACCAAAATACGGAGACAACGCATAAGTCGGGTCAAAGGCGCGGTCACGGTTATCAAACTCAACAGACGCGACACCAGTATTGAAGTTCTCCAACTGGCGCGACTTACCACGACGAATGTTGTAACGCTTCACACGGGAAGTAACATCAAAGAAAATAACGCCCGACAACACATAAGACGTGTTGTCTAGTTTTCCCTTAACAGGGTCGTCCAAAGTAAAGAATGGGCCAGTAGACGAAGGAAGGTCAAAACCAAGTTCAATCTTTTCATTCAACATTAGACAGCCAACATCCTATCCAAACCACCAGTCAAACCACGCTTTTTAGCAGTTACAAAAGCATCCACAACGATTTGAGGCAACGAACCCTGGTCGGTGATAGCGCCAGCGTTGATACTGAAGTTGTAAGTGTCGCCTGTACCAGCCACACGGCTAGGGCGACCATAGTTGCCACCCTCAGCTGCACCCCAGTTGATGTCAGTGCCAGCCGCCATAGCCGCCGACAACTGGTCATTCTGGAAAGCAACAAAGTCAGCGGCGCTCATGTCAGCCTTGCCCTTAGTAGTAAGGAACTGAGGAGCCAAAGCAGGTGCAGAAGGAATCTCAATAAGATTCTTCATCGCATTATTGAAAGCCGTAGCGAAAGTAGAAGCCATCAACTCAGCCGCCGACATAAGCGCAGCATCCTGCGACTGCAAACCAGCCAACAAGCCACCAACCATGTCCACACCATTGTTGTACATGACCGTAGCCGACGTTTCAGCAATGTCAGCACCAACAGCATCCAACTTGCCAAACAAGTCGTTCAGTTCGCTTACAGTGCCCGCACCGCCATCAATAATGGCTGCAGCAGTAGCACCACCAGCCTCAAGGCCAGCATCCACAATCTGCTTGTAAAGGTTCTTATCCAACCCAAGAGCACGAAGTTGCTTAAGGTTCTTACCAAACGCAACAGTCTTCTCAAGAACTTCCTTAAACGAATCAACAAGGTTCTTGCCCTCAGTGATTTGCTCACGAGTTGAAGTGCGAGTAAGACGCACACCATCAACCATCGTCTGAATCGTCTCAGTGACCATAGTGGTCTGCTGATCCAACATCGAAGTAATGTTCGCATACGCACGAACAGCATTCTTAGTCTCGTTAATGAGCGCTTCAGCCAAATCGTACTTATTACGCAACTCATCGCGCTGTTTAGCCAAACGAGCCAGTACAGCCATCTCTTTATCAGCATAGGCTTGCAACTTAGCTGCCGCTTCCTCAGTAAGAGTCTTACCCGTAGCCCCAAGGATTGCGTCCTTGATTTGACCAAATGATTCAACAACAGCCGACTCAAAACGACCAATTTGAGCCTCAGCAAAAGCCAATGGCTTCAAACCAGGGAGGATACCCGCAATAGCAGTCTTAAATTCATTGATAAGTGTAATGCGCTCTTGCCAAGCCTTGTACTCATCAGCGTACGTAGCCAATGCATCTTCACGAAGTTTTTTAGCAACCTCAGCAGCGGCCTCAGCAGCATCAGTAACTTCCTTAATGCCAGCCTTTGTCTTAGAGAACAAGGACTGAACTTGAGCAACAGAAGCCTTACCGCCAGCAATAATGCTCTTGTAAACCTTAAACCAGCCCTCACCAGAACCAACAATTGATTCAATAAGACCCTGAGTGGCACCAAGCGACTTAAGTTTCAGCGACGCACGTTGCTTACGGTCTTCCTCAGCCAGAGAAGCGTAGAACTCCTTAACATAATCCGTAGCAATCTTTCCAGGGTCACCCTCAGGGTCAGGGACTGGCTTTTCTTTACTCTTGAAGTACGCTTGTGCCTGAGCCGTCAAACGAGCCGAATCCGCTGCCATAGAACGAGCTTGATTTTGCTCCGCGCTCTTAGCCTCAAAACGGTTCATAAAGTCATTGAACAAGCCCAAACCAGGAATGATTTTGCCCAATACCTGAGATGCAGACTGAAGGAAGTCCATGAAACCTGAACCAAAGTTGCTGTTAGTTACTTCAAAAATGTCATTGAAGAAACCAAAAATTATGTCAAGGCCACGCCCAACTGATTCCATCTTTTCGGCAAGCATATCCAAAACGACAGCCAAGCCAGTTGACAGCAAAGAGATGAACGGTGACAAAAACTGAATCAACTTGCCAATGACACCAGCAAGATTGCCAAGAATTCGTAGGATAGGGGTAATCAGAGGCAGTAGCGCAGTCATAACCTGACCAAGACCACTGAAAATTTCACCAATCTTAGGGCCAGTATCAGCAACAATAGGGATAAGCAACTCGCCCATACGAGCCAAAACTGGCAAAAGACCTTCGCCCAACGAAGACTGCAAGTTGCTGAATGCCGCACTAAGTCGAGCCTGAACACCATACAAGGTGCCACTCTGAGCCGCGAACGCACCCTGAGCGTCAGCAGAACGCAAATACAACTGCTCCAAACGAACCTGCTGTTGAGCATTCAACAAAGCCTGACCAGTCAGGTTACCCATGCCCTTAGCTGCAAGCAAAGAGTTAATTTCGTTCTGCTTAAGAGCGACACCAAACTTTTCAATCGGGTCATACTCACCACGGAACAACGCAGTCATAGCAGTCAGCGCTTCGCTAACGTCATAACCATAAGTAGTCGCCAAGTCCTGAGCTAGAGTGGTCAACTTCATAGTCTCAGTAGAGACATCGGTCATTTCGAAGCCAGCCTGCTTTAGGACAGAGCCCAAGAATGTTGCTGTACGAGCCGCATCAGTCTGACTAATACCCATACCAGCAGCGTCTTTAGTGAACTGCACCATCTTCGGAGACAACTCACCGAAAACAGTATTTAGAGCAAACAAGTTTCTTTGAAGATCACGCGCAGAAGTAACCGACTCAGAAACAAAGTCAACAGCCGCACCCAAAGCCTTAACACCAACAGCCGCAGCAGCAGCCTGAATACCAATACGCTTAAGACTGTTACCAAGCGCACCAAGCGCACCAGTAGCAGCATTAATACCAGCTGCATTAAAGGTAGAGAGAATCGGTACAATAACTGCCATGATTACTGCTTCCTACGCATAACTGCGTTGATTTTACGAGCCTCAGACTCAATAAATTTATTCATGTCTGCATTTACTTCTGGGATGGCTGACCAAGCTGCAGGCCAAATTATGCGAGATGCACGGTCTGCACGTTTTAATTTTGTAGACTGAGCAGCAGCAGCCAACAAGCCTTTCCCCTGCCCGTTAACTCGGTGGGTGCGAGTGCCTTTTTTAGTAGCTCTACTGTATTTATAACTACGAGTTTCAAGATTTTTCGTACTTGCATTCATAGCCATATCCAACACCGCCAAAGCAGGAGACCAAGCCCAAACAGACACAATAGACGTGCCCTTACGCTTATAAGATTTAGTGTTAATTTTTAAAGAAGTCTTTTGAGGCGAAGCACCAACGCCCCAAGCCATACGTCCAGGCACAACCTTAGGTTGCATACCCGTAATGTCAATCTTGTTAGGAATAGCCTTCTTAATAGCATTCTCAACAGGCTTACCTATCTCCCGAGCCTCACGCTTAAAACGTGACATAACCTTCGGCTCAACCTTACGCAACTCTTTAGTCAGAAAACGCCAATCAGTAATCTCAATCTCCATGCGTGAATTATTCTTCACATTGATAGTTGGCATACTGACCTTCCTTACTTCTACTATTCTACCTGCCAAAAGCAAAACCCCCTCCGGAGAGGGGGCTTCACTATTTATTGGCAGCTGTGTTCCGTGCAACCATCCAGCGGTGCATAGTCCACAACATACGATCATCCAACAGCATCAACTCACGCGGAGAAATGCCAGTTTCGCAAGCTAGGCCCGCGATAAACCAATGTGTCGAAGATTCGCCTAAGCCACGGATTTTGGGTCTAGGTCACTAGCCCCAATGTTTGCAACGGTTTCAACCCAAGGGTCAAACTCCAAAGCCGTCGCCTTACGACGAGACTCTGAATGCCAAGCCAAGAACAACAAGTAAGTCAACTTCATGTCGTTACCAAAGTTGGTAACTGAAGTCTCAAACTTGTTTTCGAAAGCCACTAGGTCACTTGCAGAACAAGTAATTTCTTTTGGCTCTTTGATACCTTCAAATTCAACGCGTAGATTGATTTTCAATGTGTGTCCTTAGATTAAGCGGTAGCCTTCGAGATTGCTCCCGAGGTAGGCCAAGTAACTGAAACAGTTGAAAGGTCGCCAACAGCGCCTGCAACTGGGTTCCATCCGTTTACAAGCACAGTGGCAGTGTAAGCAGGGGTGGTTGACGATGCTGCGGTACCGTTACCAGCGATGATAACAGCGGTAGCAATCGTACCGATTAGAGGGAAGATGGTAGCGTCTACTGAAGCCGCTGCATAGTCCTGGTGAAAGTCAATCGAAACTGAGCCCGACTTTAGACCGCCAACAAGTTCAGTGTAGCCACCTGACGCAAAGTCAGTAGCATCCACGTCAGCGACGGTCATAGCGATTTCAGCACGAGCGATTGAAGATGATAGGTCAACACCATTGATGCTTACCTTGTTTCCGGTGACAACATACTTTGCCAATTTATTCTCCTAGCTTGCGTATACCACCACAGAAAACTCTGCGGCAAGGTATTGGTTTTCATTTACAGAGATTGAGCCATACGAACTAATCTCAGTCACTCGGCAGTCATTAGCATGACCACCAAGAGTCCTATCCCATTCTATCGCCTGTTTAACAGAGTAGTCTCCTGAGCCTGCACAGTACACATCTAGCGCATTTTGACCTGAGCGCTCATCTGCTCGTTTGACGATAACGGTGACGGTGAAGCGGAACTGATCTAGCCCACGGTTCATAGCAATGTCAAAGGTGACAGGTGTTCCGTCAGGTTCAACAATAGCCATTGGTGGGTTTACTAGGTCAGGCGCGAAGTAAGACGTTCTTAGTCCAGGGATGCGAGCAAGGTTAGTCGCAATAGCCGTTCTAAGGTCAGTGATACTTGCCATTATGCAAGGTTCCTTAGAATGCGGTAAGGATTAACCAACTGAGCCACATCAGGGTCAATTTGGCTTGACACACGCATAACACCCATGTCACCAAAACCTGCAATACCTAGAGGGCTGTCAGAGCGCTTGTAGATGCGAGCTGCAAGAAGAATCGTGGCCTGCTTGATAGCGATAGGAACTGAAGCCCAACCCCAAACGCCTGTGACCTTCACCAGCGTCATGTTGTTCCATACTGGGAACCAGTAGTCCTTCAGGGCGCGAATTGACGTGTACGGGCTCACAATGCCGTTAGAGCGACCATTGACAGGTTGCAACTGGTAGTCGTCAGAACCCCAGACGGTGTCGAACACGTTATCAGCGTTCACTGAGGTAGCAAGTTCGCTAACAGACTGCAAATCTTCAGTCAAAGTCACATAGTTGTCTTCTGCTGCAAAATACTTGACCGCAGTGCCACCATTGTAGAAGTAACGAGCAGTGTAAGCGTCAATTTCGCGTGAGGCAGACTCGATTGCCATTTCCAAAATCGTGTCATCAATGCTGTCATTAATTTTTAGCGAGTTTTTAACCTCTGCAAGAGTCGCGTATCCATTAGTAATTGCCATGAGTCTATTCTACCGCTTCGACAGTCGTGCTTTAATGTCCGTTGAACTGATGCCCTGAGTATAAGGAATGTAAGCCAAACCAATACTGCGCTCGTCTAGCCAGTCCTGCGTGAAGCCCATTTGAGCGTAGTAATCGCGTCTAGCCCAGTCAGAACCGATAACAACAAGGTCAGGTTTTACTAAGTCAATAGCCATACAAGAATCAGCGCCACCGAGATTGGCGACAACATCATCAACGTAACGACAAGACAAGAGAACCGTTCTTCTTTCTTCATAGTTCATCACCAATCCTTTTCCTTTGTAAGCAAGAATAAACTCGTCGGTGTTTAGGCTGACAACTACTTTGCCATCTCCAGCAAGTTCTTTACAGCGCTTCAAGAAAGCCACATGGCCTGAATGAAACAGGTCAAATGATCCGCCTGTGTAAACAGTTAATCCCATCGGTTAGCCCTTCTAGACTTCAAAGTCCACTCGCCTTGAGTAAAGTCTCCGTCAGCCTGTTTCTCATCGAATAGACGAGCATTAGCACCGTAGCTGCGAGCATTAGCCGTCTGATACCCACTATTCAACGTGCTTGAGTTCTCATGCTTAACTTTGGCTTGGATACTCTTGATAGGCACACCGTGATGGCGTACACGACGCTCCAAATCGTTGTCGTCAAAATACAGCGGGTAGAAACGCTCATCATAAAGCCCTACCTTGTTAATCATTCCCTCGCCAAAGACCACACAAGACCATTGAGGAACAATGTCAACAAAGTTCAGCGCGTCAGTATCAACTTCAGCGTGAATCTTCTCCAACGCTCCAGCCTCAAACCAGGCATCATCGTTAACTAGAAGCCAGTAAGGGGCATAAGGCGTTGACTTTACAACAAGGTTCCAAGCCCCCACAAGACCCAAGCCAAAGGGCACACGAATAACCCAAAGGTTACCCACCAAATCAGGCTTGACCGGATTCCACTCTTGGGTGCCAGAATTATCAACAATAACCAAGTGCTCCACAGGATAATCAATACTCCGAAGTAACCGTTCAGCAAGATCAAACCTCTTTAAAGTAGCAAACCCAAGAACAGGAATCACTTAAGCAACTTCTTCAACACAGGAATCCAATACTTCTCCCAAACAGTCTCAACATCAAACTGTTTAGCAAAATCAATAGCCACCTGCGAACGACCACGACCAGCCTCATAAGCCAACTCCAACGCGCTAACAATCGAAGGAACCAAAGGAACCTGCCAAAACGCTTCCTGTGACGGATCCCACATAGGCTGACCCTCAACCAAGAAACCATCCTCAGCGACCAAATCCTTAGGGGCAGTCCAAGACGAAGCAATCACACGAGTACCACAAGCCTGAGCCTCCACAATAGGAACCTCAAATCCGCCACCATACGAAGGAGCCAACAACACATCCATGCCCGTATAAAGAGCTGCAACCTGTTCAGCAGGCATACCAAACTTGAAATCAACAAACGGAGGGAACATTACAGCCTCCTTCGGAATGCCCATAGCCTTCAACATAGGCAAAACATTCCAACCACCAGCAGTACCCAACGGGTCAGTGTGCATATACAAAACCGAATTAGGGTGCTTCTGACGGAAAATACTAAACGCCAACAAGTTCTCAGAAAACGCCTTACGGTGAATCAACCCAGAAGCCTTATTAGCGACCACAGCGCCAACAACAAAAGTATCCTCGTCAACACCCATGTAGTCACGAATGTTCTGCCCACCCAGTTCCCAAGTTGGCTTCATAATCTTCGTATCAATAGCGTGAGGCACATACTCACAGTCAATGCCCTTAGCCTTCATCTGCTCAACACCAAACGGTGACATAGCAATAGGAGTCACATTCGGCTTACGCAACCACGCCTCAACCTTAGGGGGCATAGTGACGTGATCTAAAGGCACCCACGAAGCAATGTTCAACTTATCAAAAGCCGCTCCCTTAATGACCCATACGTCATAGAGGGTGATAAAAACATCTTTCAGCCCACGGTTCTGTGCCTTCCAATGAGCGTGTTGCATAGGGGCAACATCGTTAGAGTAAGCGTCAAGTCCACGAGGGTAATGAGGAATAACACCATACCCAGTGTCATAAGTAGAAACGTTGCCCTCAACACCATAGTTAGAGAGAGCCGCAACCTTAGCACCGTCACGTTGTAGACGGTCAACGAGCATCTTTGTCTGCATACCGTAACCAGTTGGTTGACCAGGCGAGTTAGACCAGACAGAAACAATGCCCTTTATTTTTCCCATAATAATCCTTCGTAGTAGGTATTCTCACGATAGCACAAAACCTCCAGTCGGATTTCAAGCGAAAGGAGGTTCTGTTAATCAAATCGTATCACAAAAAGAGGAAACCCCCCAGAGCCTACGCACTCTGGAGGGTTTCCGGTCTTGAAACAGGGTTTAGCTTGCGCCACCCTTGAAGTAACCAATGTGGCTTGCGTGGGTTAGTCCACCGTCAAGACGCATGGTTCCACGGAAGGTGGTTACATCGGTGTTGAATGCGTAGTCTGACGACTGTGCAATCTGAAGACCGCCTGCAATACGAACCTTGTAAGAAGGTAGGTGACCGAATAGTACCGACTTAGCACCAGTAGCGGTTGCTGCTACTGCTGGGTTCTCGTACACGCCGTAACCAAGAAGGGTTGCAGCCTGACCAGGAACAGCAGAGTCAGTCCAGATGTAGTTACCTGCACCGTCCTTCATCTTACGAGCTGCAGCGATACCAGTCTTCGACATCTGGAAGCCCAGGTTAGGAAGAACGCGAGCACCATCAGCAATACCGTAAACAAGGTCAACTAGGTTTTCGTAAGTTGCAACACCAGAAACTCCAGTGCCACCAGTTACAACAGAACCTGCTGAGTTTGAAACACCATTAGGCTGAACGGTTCCAGTACCAGTGGTTAGCAAGGCGTTAGCCTGGAAACCAAGTGACTCACCGAGCTGCTGTGCGATGTAACCCTCAATGTCGAATCCTGCGTCTGCGATAAGTTCGTTCGAGATTGACACAAGAGCGCCGATCTTGAAAGCACCTAGTGAGAGGCTTGAGAAGGTTGGGTTTGACTCAGTGATTGCTGAACCTGCTGAGGTAGCAGTAGCAGTTGAGTACGCGGTAACGGTTGGCAATACTAGAGTCTCACCTGAAGAAGTGTTGAATACCTCTGAGGTGTTTAGCATTGGGCCGATTAGACGAGCAACACCGAAAACGCGGTCATAGAATGACTGACCAACAGTGTTTGCAGATGGTACAAGTGCCGCACGGGTTTCGCGGTTGAACTCGTGACCACGGATCTCGCCACGAGCAATAGCGCGTAGTAGACCTGCGTCGTCGTTCGAAGCCTTCTCAGGCATTACGAACTGTGAAGCTGCCTCAGATGCACGAGCTTCGCGCTCTGCAACCTTGGTAGCGGTGGTAATAGCTGCGTCGCGGGCTTCGATGTCGGCCTCTAGACGAGCAATCTTCTGAGTGTCCTCAGCAGTTAGTCCACGCTTCTCTGATTCAGCGATGTCAATAACTTCGCGCATCTGAGCAACAAGGTTGCTGCGAACCTCAGCCTGAGTCTTAATGAACTCTGACATGATTCTCCTTAAATGAAATGAATAAGTAACCTGCCGCGCAAACGCTGAACAGAACCTGACCGAGCAAACTCAGAGCCATTACTAACAAGTTTAGTGGACAGTTGTACACATGAAAAAAGAACCCCCACTGGGAAAGGGTAACCAGTGGGGGAAAGAAACGCTATGGGAAGTTAGCGGGTTTCTTTTGCTTCTACGACTCGCGCTTCTTTGGGCGAGGGAGAAGACTTCTCAACAGACTTAGCCAAGTCTTTTAGTAGGTCTGCAATGACACCAGAATCAGGGTTGCCAGCAAAGTCTGCCACAACCTTAACTGCAATGTCAATTTCTTCTTTGGTAGCCATTAGTTGCCCATCTCTGCTAGTGCTAGTTTTGCCTTGTAAAGAGCCAACAGGTCTTCCTGTGATTCTTCGACTTCTTCAGTCTTAGTTAGTTTACCAATAACTTCGGTAATCAACTTACCCTGCTCTGGGTCAAGTTCTTCGCCAGACTCAATTCGAAGCAAAGCGTCAGCTAGAACATCTGGTGAGATACCGTCAGTTGATCGGACTGATACGGTGCCTGAGGTCTGTTCGTACGCAGGCGTGCTAACCAATGAAACCTCAGCGAGAGAAACATCTTCAAGGTAGCGAGTATTCCCATCCTGAGACCAAGAATCCTTACGGACAGAAAATCCAAACGACATAGCATCAATTACACCATCGCGCACCAAAACAGCAATATCATTCCCGAGCGTAGTCTGAGGTAGTGTGGCAGTAACCTTTAGGCCACGAGCATCTTCAACCAACTGAAGTGAACCGTTACGGGTCGAAGCCAATGGGTTAGAAGTGTCGTGGTTCCACAGCAACATGATGCGGTTGCGAGACTGAAGTGAACGCTTGAAAGCACCAGGCTTTACGATTTCAGTAAATGGCAAAGGTAGAGATGGTTCGTTAAATACGGACGCGTAACCTGTGAAGGTTCTGCCATCTCCCTCAGCACGTAACTCAATGTGGTTAGTGCGAATCTCGCCCTTACCAAGTGAGCGACCCTCAACACCCTCAAGTTTCGCCTTGATGCTATAAGCCACCTTAAGCCACTTGGCTCTTGACTCATCCATAACTTCGTCAGTCATTGCGCTTCTTTCTTCTTCTCTAATCCTAGCAACTACGCCTTCCGCATAGGCTAGTGCGCGTTCGGCTGAACGCTTAGAAGGGCCTGAGCCCCAAAGTAGGTGAGCAACAACGCCCGCTGAAGGGTAGTTCTCTGATGAAGGGTTAGCGTCCGGTGAATCAAGATCCCCAAGGTGGCGAGCAATCCAAGCTGCAATACGAATCCACTTGTCGTCACTGACAGTACCCTCAGCCATCAGGCGAGCCTCACGGATAGTCTTGTCAACTAGGCCGTCACCACCAAGACCATCGGCGTAGTACTCAAGACCGCGACGAGCTGCAGCTCTCATGTACGCTGGCGCTTCCTGATTGATAGCGCGAACCTGCTCAACTGAATCAGTTTCGACTGGCTCTACCATCTCAAGTTCTTCAAATTCCTCAGCCACCATCTCTGGGCGAACAATCTTCTCCAACTTAAAAACATTCATAATCATGTACTTGTCGGTGACCATGAAAATGCCATCTTCTTCGTCATAAATACGAATAACGGCCATTTGACCGTCAACCATCTCTATTTCAGCCAGAATCTCAGGGTCAAGCACATTCCAAGATACATAATCGCCTGGTTGTAGAGAATCAATAGCTGCACGTTCACCCTCAAACGGCTCATCGTCAGCAATGCTCACAGCAACAGCCTGCTTGATAGCAGAATCCTTATCAGTGTGGCAACCAACAACCGTGCCTGCTTCGCTTGTTACAGCCCAACCTGACTTGCAGTCTTCATTATCTTTTTCAATGTAATAAGGCATTATCTGACTACCAATACTCTCAGGTTACAGTTAGTGTCGCTAGTAATCGCATACAAATCATCACCTGGTAGAAGTTGAATCTGCCCAGTTTGAGTTGCTACGGCGTGCATACCATTAGCGACAGTAACTTCACTGTTTCCAATGAAGATTTCTTTACTTGTAGAGTGTTCGTGATTGTGAATACAAACGTGCTGAACTGAAACACTCGCTGGCACAACCAAAATGCGCTGGTTAGGCACCAAGTCATAAGAATAAGTAAGAACTGTCATTAGACTCCGTAAACGCTCTCAGGATCCTCAGGATTAATCTGTGCAACAGACTGCAACTGGTTAGTAGGAACACCAGTGTGAGCAATCGGAGCCATACCGAACGCTGCAAGAGTCTCATTAGGGTCGAAACCAGCATCAATCAACTTCTTAATCATGCCAACCTTGCCTTCTTCCTCAGGAAGCGAAGCAGCTGATAGGTTCACGTTTGCCAGTGGTACACGGTATACGTCGCCACCATCAACAGGTCGTAGGTCTTCTAGCCTACGGATGTCGTTTAGGCTCATGAAACCAGCCTGAGAAGCCACTGAGTAGCCCTGAATGCGGGTCTGGAAGTCGCCACGGAGCAAACCGTCAACGTTGAACTTTAGGAACGCGTTGTTTGGGAGCAACTGGCTGAAAGACCACTCAAGTTTCTCAATGTAAGGACGTAGAGTGTGCACAACAAACTGAATAGCGTTCTGTTCTACCGAAGCATACGACTGAGTTCCAGGAATACCCATCATGCTCAACGGAATGTTGAACAAACGGGCGATTTCTTCTACGGCAAAGCGACGAGATTCAAGGAACTGTGCTGAATCGTTGTCAACAGAGGTTGACTTGTAGGTTGCACCGCCCGAAAGAACACCAGTCTTGTGAGCCTTACGGAAACCCTTGTGACGGTTATCAAAACTGTTAGCAAGGCTAGTGGCCTGTTCCTGAGTTAGTAGCGCACCAGGGAACTCGATAACGCCCTGAGTGGTGGCACCCTGACCAAAGAAGCGAGCTGCATACTGCTGAAGTGCTGAAGCGACACCGAGAGCGTCTGAGAGACGGGTTACACGGCTAATGCCCTTAAGAGAGCCAGGCTCTAGAACGTCTGTGATGTGAATGATGTCGCGTGAGGTTAGAGCCTTGTCTTCGCCAGCGTAAACGAAAATCTTACGACCTTGAGCGTTACGGCTAACGTTTACTTGGTCAGGGTCTAGAACAACAAGGTTGACGATTTCGCCCTGACGGTCACGGAATACACGAGTGTAAGCGTTGCCCGAAACCATTAGCGAGACAATGTTCTGTTGCCAGAATGCTTGACGGCTGTTGTCAACGTCCGGCTGATCTACCCAAGTAGGACGTGGACGGTAAGGGCGACGAGTGCCATCAGTGCGAATGTAAGTATCAATCGGCAAAGTTGAGATGGTGTCAGAGATTAGGCTGACAGCCGAGAAGAAAGCAACAACCTCGAAAGCAGTCTTAGAGTTGATTGCAACTCCAGCAGAGTTCTCAAGGACTAAATCCGAGCCAGAACCCCAAACAGTTTGAAAACTGATTGCGCGATTCTCAGATAGGCGACCCAACATTACTTACGCTCCAAGGCTAGACCAAACAAAATAATTCCTAAGCCAGCGACAATAACGCCAGCAGGTGGGAACCATAGGCCAACACCGACAGAAACAACAGTTATACCAACCGCTTGTAACACAGTAGCCAACATAAAACCACCTTACATAAAGAACTCAGGAATAACCTGTATTTCCATTCTACCTGCCGTTGCTCTATCAACCGCAATGACAGCCGCGACAGCTGCGTCAATACGGCGAGCGCTTGCACGATTCTCCTTGACAATACGAACACCAATGTTGTCAGTCTTAGTCACAGCGTTAGACAAGTGACGAGCCAAGAGCGGATCACCGTTGTGAGTAATGCGCTTCTCGGTCACATAGTCGAAGAACTTGGCACAGCCCACAACCATACGGCGAGCGCTAGTAGACGGATACTCAACAATCGGTACACCTTGGTCGGCTAGGACTTCCATAGACCGTTGCCAACGGAACGGGTCACAGGCCACTTCGCGCACACGAGGATACTTACGGCAAAAGTTCAAGATTTCTTCTTCAACCTCAGCAATGTTTACACGCCATGTATCGTCATGAATGTTCTCGTCCTTTTCCCATGCTTTTACTAGGAATACATGAGGAACCTCGTCCTCTGACTTAGGAACCGTAGAACCAACGATTACCGTGGTGTCACCAGAGAACGAACCGTCAAAGCCCAACACAATCTCATCGTCAGGGCTAACCTCACGCGCCTCAGCACACGCATCCCAAGTGCCAGTAGGCAACCAACTGATTTGAGACGACACCCATTGATTGAGACGCTTAGTGCGGAACTCAGCCTCAGGAGTACGCTTCACTGCTGACGCAAAGTCCTCAGCCGAAACAATGTCACCATAACCAGGGTTAGCAATCTCCCAAGCCTCAGGGTCACGGTGATCCATCTCCTCAGGAGCCTCCCACCAAGCCATAAAGAACGATGGGTCAATAACTTCACCCGAAGCCACACGCTTGCCATAGTTGTACAACGAGTAACAGGTGGAGTCTTGACCAGTCGAGTCCGACTTCACACCAGCAGTCGTAATCGCAACCAACTGCCCAATCTTGCCACGGTTACCCATAGCCAGCGAGAACACGTCAAAGATTTCACGGTTCTTGTGAGCGTGCAGCTCGTCCATGATTACGCGCGAAGGGTTCAAACCTTCCTTCGAGTAAGCCTCAGCAGAAACAACCTTAAACACCGAGTTGGTGCTAGGCACAAAGATAGAGTCCTTGTACACGGTTACAAGGTCAGCGAGTTCCGAGTCTTCAACCATGCGCTTCGCTTCACCGAACACAATGCGAGCCTGCTCCTTTTCAGCAGCTACCGCAATAACCTCGCCACCGTTAATTCCTTCAGCGATTAGGGAATAAAGTCCGATAGCTGCAGATGAAAGCGCACTTTTCCCGTTCTTACGAGGCATACCAATCAATGCTGTCTGAAACAACAAACCACCGTCAGCGTCACGGGCATAGAGACGCTTCAGAAGTTCCTGTTGCCAATCGCGCAAGCGCAAAGCCTCACCAGCACGCCCAGCAATACCATCCTTACCAATAGAGCCAAAAGTCTCAGCGAACTCAATAGCAAACTCGCCATCACCCTGAGCAATACCCTCATCAGGTACAGGCGTGAGATGCGACGGAGGCCAACTAGCCATTAGCCTTAGCAGCCTTCTTCGCCATCAATTCTTCCAACTTGCTCTTAGTCTTAGCAGACACCAACCCAAGACGAGTACGGTCAGCAGGCGAAAACCCAAGCAACCCCAAGTTAGAGCGCATCTCCTTCTCCAACTCATGCAAACCCATAGTAATCACACGGTCAGCAGGATTCACCCACCACAACTCCTGCAACTTAGCGCGCCTATCCATCTGCTCACACACAAGCTGCACCAACGCAGTATCAGTCTTAATGCTGATCCACATCTCACCAGCACCAAAGATAGAATCCCAAAACTGTTTACCATCATCACCCAAAGGACGCAAAGGCTCCACATAGCCATACTCCAACGGAGCAATAGCATCATTCGTACGCACCGAACGCTTACCAGGATTACCCTGCAAAATCTTAAGTTCAGCAGGTTTAGGAGGATTAGCCATGCCCCCAGCCTAACAGAAGTCAAAGGTTTTCAACTGCGGAAAAGGAACAGGCTCGCATCGTGTTCGGTGAAGCGAAGCGTATGGTTGAGGATTCGGAACTTGCCGACATGGTTACCGTGTACAAGGACTCTATCTTTGTGCCTAGCACTAACTCTGTGTTCAAGGTTGTGTCTGCGGAAGCGTATTCCAAGGAAGGTTTGAACCCGTCTCGCGTCATCATGGACGAGTTGCACGCTCATAAGAACCGTGAAATCTTTGACGTGTTTTCGCTGGCTATGGGTAACCGTGGCAAAATCGGTCAGTTGGTGGCAATTACTACCGCTGGTGTGAAGTCGGACTCTACAGGCCAAGACTCTACCTGCTATTCGTTGTACAACTATGGCAAGCGTGTGGCTTCGGGCGAAGTCGAAGACCCTAACTTCTTCATGGCTTGGTGGGAGGCTCCTGAGGAGATGGATCACCGTGACCCTGCAGCTTGGGAGGTTGCTAATCCTGGTTATGGTGACATTGTTTCGGCTGAGGACTTTGCTTCGGCGGTTAAGCGTACTCCTGAGGCTGAGTTCCGTACTAAGCGCCTTAATCAGTGGGTGTCGTCTCAGATTTCGTGGTTGCCTACGGGCACTTGGGATGCTTGTGCTGACCCGCGTGAGATTAGCCCTGATGATGAGATTGTGTTGGGCTTTGACGGTTCGTTCTCTGGTGACACCACGGTAATCGTTGGTTCTACTGTGCCTAAGGGTGAGGACGAGGTTCCTCATGTATTTCTTGTAAAAGCATGGGAAAAGGATGAGAACATCCATGATGACTCGTGGCGTGTGAACATTGCTGAGGTTGAAGAGGAAATCTTGAACTTCTGTCGCAAGTATCCGCGTGTGCGTGAGGTTGCTTGTGACCCGTTCCGTTGGCAACGCTCCATGGAGGTTTTAGCCGACCAGGGCGTGCCGATTGTTGAGTATCCGTCTACAAGTGCCCGACGCATGGTTGTGGGCTGTGCCAAGTTCTTCGACTATGTGACTGAGAAGCGTGTGACCCATAACGGTGACCCGCTGCTGGCTCGTCATTTGTCTAACGCTGTTACTAAGACGGACAACATTGGTGTGCGTATTGTCAAAGAAAACCGTGCAAGCGCTCGCCGTATTGACGCAGCTGTTGCGGCGGTCATTGCGGTCGATAGAGCAACGGCAGGTAGAATGGAAATACAGGTTATTCCTGAGTTCTTTATGTAAGGGTGGTTTTATGTTGGCTACTGTGTTACAGGCGGTTGGTATAGCCGTCGTTTCTCTCGGTGTTGGCCTTTGGTTTCCACCTGCGGGCGTTATTGTCGCTGGCATAGGGATTGTTTTGTTTGGTCTAGCCTTGGAGCGTAAGTAATGTTGGGTCGTTTGACTGAAAACCGTGCGATTAGTTATCAAACGGTTTGGGGTTCGGGTGCAGAGTCAAGCCTTGAGAACAACGCTGGTGTGGCTATCAACGCCCAGAGCGCGTTTGAGGTTGTTGCGTTCTTCTCAGCCGTCAGCCTAATCTCTGACACCATTTCTACTCTGCCAGTGGACACTTTCGTTCGCACCGATGGCACTCGTCGCCCTTACCGTCCTCGCCCAACTTGGGTTGATCAGCCAGACGTAGATAATACCCGTCAAGCCTTCTGGCAACAGAACCTTGTTTCGCTAATGGTTTCAGGCAACGCTTACACGCGTATCTTCCGTGACCGCCAAGGCGAAATTGTCAACCTCATTGTCCTTGACCCTGAACAGGTCACTGTTAGCCGTAACGGGCAGGGTCGTAAGATTTTCACTTACGCTGGCGAAGACAAGGCCCTTACTGCACGCGAGATTATTCACATCACTGACGTACTAGAGCCAGGCGCTCTTAAGGGAATCAGCCGTGTCAGCCGCCTATCTGACGCTTTGGGTGTCGCTTCAGCACTTCAGCAGTATGCAGCTCGCTTCTTCGGTCAGGGCGCTACCACTCAGGGTGTTATTGAGTTCCCTGGCCCTATCTTGACTAAGGAGCAGGCAACTACTCTTGCTAATGGTTTCGACAGTCGCCACAAGGGTTTGAAGAACTCGCACAAGACTGGTGTTCTTTCGGGTGGGGCAACCTACAAGTCAACCTCTGTTGACAACGATTCAGCACAGTTCCTTGAGTCTCGTCGCTTTGCGGTTGAAGAAGTTGCGCGTTTGTTTAACATTCCACTGTCAATGATGGGTATTCCTGGTACTCAGTCGTATGCGTCGGTGGAACAGAATGCTATTCAGTTTGTTGTGCACACTTTGCGTCCGTACATTGAGAAACTTGAGTGGTCTTTCAGCCAGTTGCTCCCAAACAACGCGTTCTTGAAGTTCAACGTTGATGGTTTGCTCCGTGGAGACTTCCAAACCCGCATTCAGGGCTACTCAGTGGCCTCTCAGGCTGGTTTCATGAGCCTAAACGACATCCGTAGACTTGAAGACCTACGTCCTGTTGACGGCGGAGACGTTTATCGTGTGCCACTAGCCAACGTAAACCTGTCAGCTGCGTCACTTCCTGAGGAAGAAGGCAAGGTTGGCATGATTAAGAAGTTGATTGACGCTGGTTTTGACCCTAATGAGACTCTTGCAGCGTTCGGTATGGCTCCTATTGCCCACACTGGTGTTCCTACTAACCAGTTGCAGTCTGTTGCACAGATTAACCCTGAAGATCCAGAGAGCGTTTACGGAGTCTAAATGATTAACCCAGGCACTTATAACATCACTTGTCCACAGGGTGCGACTTGGGATAGAACTTTTAACATTTCTATTGGTGGCACTGCCCTTGATTTGACTGGTTACACTGCGGCTATGCAGGTTCGTGAGTCTGCGGGTGCTGCTACGGCCCTTATCAGCCTGACTAACGGTGCGGGTATCACTTTGGGTGGTACTGCTGGCACTATCGGTGTTGTGGTAGCCGCCACAGCCTCAGCTGCTATTGCTTCGGGTTCTTATTCGTATGACCTTGAACTGAACTCGGGTAGCACCGTTACTCGTTTGCTTGAAGGTTCTTTTAACGTGACAGGTAATGTGACTCGATGAGCGATGTTGTAGTTTCTATTGTTGAATCTACTACTACGGTCACTGTTTCTGAGCAGGATGTAGCAGTAGCGATTACTGAGACCCCTGTAACTATTACTACGGGGTCTTCTGGCCCTCAGGGTATCAAGGGTGACGCTGGCCCTGCTAATACTTTGGCTGTTGGCACTGTCACTAAGTCTTCTGATGACACTGCGACCGTAACTATTACGGGCAGTGCCCCTTCTCAGACTATTGATTTTGTTTTGCCTCGCGGTTTGCAGGGTATTCAGGGCATTCAGGGTATTCAGGGTGCTACTGGAGCCACAGGAGCAACTGGCGCGACAGGTGCACAGGGCGCGACGGGCGCTACTGGTGCTAAGGGCGACAAAGGTGACACGGGTGCGACGGGTGCACAGGGTGAAACTGGCCCTATCGGTGCTACGGGTGCTACTGGTATCGAATGGCGTGGTACTTGGTCGGTAGACATCGATTATGTGAACAATGACGCTGTTTATTACAACAATTCTTCATGGTTTGCTTCTGGTGACCCAACTCAGGGCGAAGCGCCTGCACTTGACGCTACTCACTGGTTTCCTTTGGCTATTCAAGGCGCAACTGGTGCTACTGGCCCTCAGGGCATTCAGGGCGTTCAGGGTATTGAAGGTCAGCGTGGTGAGCAGGGCGTTAAGGGCGACACTGGTCTGACTGGTGCTACTGGCGCGACTGGAGCCACAGGATCACAGGGTATTCAGGGTCTTAAGGGTGACAAGGGTGACACTGGCGACCAGGGAATTCAGGGAATCCAAGGTGAGCAGGGAATCCAGGGCATCCAGGGTGAAACTGGTGCTACTGGCCCGCAAGGAATCCAAGGTATCCAAGGTGACACTGGTGCTACGGGTGCTACCGGAGCGACTGGTGCGACAGGCGCTGGTGTAGTTGTTGGCGGAACTGCCGGACAGGTTCTAACTAAAGTTGATGGCACTGATTACAACACTCAGTGGTCGACGTTGCAGAGCATCACCATTAATGGCACAGCGGTGGCTTTAGGTGGCACGGTTACAGTTCTAGCAAGGCTAGGATAAAACCATGTCGTTATCGCAGGCAATTTATTCAGTAGGCACAGCAACACAAACGGTTGTTGCTCCTACAAACGATTACGCCAAGTATGTTTTACATAATCTGCAACCAGAAGTTGTTTTGGAATACGCACGCGATGGTTACATTTACCTAGTCAATGCTCAGTTCTCAATTACTTCTGGCGCATCTGTAAACTTTTCTATGCTGACAGGGTTAACAGGCGCACAATTCGACTTCTATTCGATGGTTACTGACACTTCAGCGGTTTATGCTGAACTTATTGAAGGCGCGACCATTGTCACCACTGGCTCTGCCATTCCTGCCTACAACCTAAATCGCAACTATGCTGACACCCATCAAGCGGTGCTAAAGGCGGCAACCTCAATCACTGGCGGAACAACCATCTCAACCGAGTTCTTGCCAGCTTCAAACCAAGCTGCTGGAAATATGTCATCGACTAAAATCCACACTCTTGAGGCAAATACCGAGTATGGGTTCAAGTTCACCAACCGAGGCGCACAAACAACCAATGTGCATTTCCAACTAGGTTTCTCGGAACACTACAACGGTTACAACGAAATCTGGCTAGGAACTCAAGGTAACTCTTATGTTCTCAAAGCAGGTCATGAGTTACAAATGGAACTACCCCCGCTGGCTACTATTAATGCCAGTTCAAAGATGAATAGCAACAAACTTGCAGTTATGAGGATTGAGTAATGCCTTACTTTATTACAAAAGATAATGCGGAATGTTCAGGTTGGGCCGTCGTTGACGGTGGTGACGGATACTACGGTTGCCACACCACTAAGGCTTCTGCTATCAAGCAGGCTGTTGCTATCAGCATCAATGATGAAGAACCGTTTGAGGGTGAACGAGCTGCGGTAGATTCACTACAACCAGGCGATTATGTCACTTGGAACATTTTTGACCCAGAGATTGTCGCTGAGGTTGAAATGGTCGAAGGTCAAATGGCCGTTTTACGCATTTACGACGAAGAAGATGGCATTTTCATGGCTACTGACAAGTACATGATTATGAACGTTCTCAAGTTGGAAAAAATCAGTCGCCCTGAGATGGTTGCTGAAGAATTTGAACCTGAAGAAGCGCCTGCAGAGCCTGCTCCGACGATGCTTGACCGTGCTAAAGCATTGATTGCTAGGATTGATGTAAAGAACGAAAGTGAATCTATGACTGAGCCAGTATTGGACGAAGCCCGCGACAAGTGGGTTACAGCCGCTTGGAAGATTAAGTCACGTCTTGAGGGCACTGAGGGGCGTTCGCTTGGTGGCATTGAGACCCGTGCTAACCATGTTGAACTTCGCGCTGAGGGTGACGGCATGACCTTCACAGGTTACGCGTCGGTATTCAACGAACCGTCTCTCCCATTGCCGTTCACTGAAATCGTTAAGCCTGGCGCTTTCAAGCGCTCGCTTCAGTCACGCAACCGCATGATGTTACTGTGGAACCACGACACCTCTAACCCACTTGCTTCAACCCGTAACGGATCGTTGCAACTTGTCGAAGATGCGCGTGGTCTCAAAGTAACCGCAACACTACCTGACACAACCCTCGGGCGCGATATAGCTCATTTGGTGAAAATTGGCACAATCGATGCTATGAGTTTTGGATTTTCAGTTCGTAAGGACTCTTGGTCACAAGACGGGAATACTCGCTACCTAGAAGACGTTTCTCTCAGCGAAGTAAGTTTGGTTTCCACGCCTGCGTACGAACAAACTTCAGGCACTGTATCTGTTCGTGCAGAAGTTCGTGACATTGACGCGGATCAGTTGGCTAACGCAATGGCTAAACTAGAATCAGGTGAGGAACTAGAAGCAGAAGACGCTTCACTCCTAACCGAGATTGTAAACAAACTTTCCAAGACCGAGGACACTCCTGAAGTTGAGGAAACTGAGGGTGACATTACTGCCCTTTACAAAGCAAAATTGGCACTAGCAGAGATGGGCAACTAATGGCTACCAAAGAAGAAATTGACATTGCAGTAAAGGTTGTGGCAGACTTTGCTGGCAACCCTGATTCTGGTGTGATTGCAGAACTACTAAAGGACTTGGTAAAGTCCGTCGAGAAGTCTTCTACCTCGCCCAAAGAAGCGCGAGTCGTAGAAGCAAAAGAAACCCGCTAACTTCCCATAGCGTTTCTTTCCCCCGTCGGTTATCCCTTTTCCGGCGGGGGTTCTTTTTTACGCGTGTGCAAGCGTCCACTAAACTTGTTAGTAATGGCTCTGAGTTTGCTCGGTCAGGTTCTGTTCAGCGTTTGCGCGGCAGGTTAATAATTCATTTCTATTAAGGAGAATCATGTCAGAGTTCATTAAAACTCAGGCTGAGGTTCGCAGCAACCTTGTTGCTCAGATGCGCGAAGTCATTGACATTGCAGAATCAGAGAAGCGTGGACTAACTGCTGAGGACACTCAGAAGATTGCTCGTCTAGAGGCCG